AGGCGGAGCTTCAGGAGAAGATGGCTCTTGTTCCCACACGGGCTCAATGTCCAACGGTTTAGTGAGCCACACTTCTTCAAATCGATCAGTTAGGGCCGCGTACGAAACTTCATCTACATTACAGTAGCAATCGCGTATGCGAAAGTTGGATAAGATGATGATAGGAAGTTTGTCAGTCTTAAGGACTTGAGATCCTTTGCGACGCAAAGACATACACGCTCCTTCGACAAATCTGTTCAACCATGTAACCGTCTTCTGGTGCTTGTATTCATCGATAACAGCGAGATCGTAGCACCCATCGCGATAATCATCGTAGAAGTCTTCATCGGTTGGAACATAGTAAATACGCAAACCTTCCATCATCTTAAGGACTAAGGTTGTTTTGCCGTGTTTCGTAGGCCCTGCAATCCACAACTGCTTTTGTCTGTGTGAGCGGGGTTTCAGAATATTGTTTGTAAGCCACACTAACACTTTGGTTTCAATCGCATCTCCCAGAAAGTTCTTCGTGGTCCAATTGAGGAGTTTCTTTTGAGGGCGGGCGTTCTCTAGCATGTACTCCATATAAAAGTCGTTGATTTTCTTACCATCGCGTATTATGACCGTTGTAAACTCTGGATGGTCTTTTTGAATTTGAACGAGACTTCGTCCTTGTTTGCGTTGTTCAACGACCGTCTCGATAGATGGCCTTTTTTTGGAGGGACCTTGGAGCAGGGCTCTTACATCACTTTCAGTGGTTGCGTCGTAGAAGACATTACCATCTTTGATTACATAATCAAAGACTGACGCAGGGCGTGCAGCGCCTCGGTAGTCACCATGGAAAGTACGGATGTCATGGGCAAGTGTAATATCCAGGCAGCGTGGATTACGAGAATCGAATCGCGGGTTGGCATGGATTAACGCATGTAAATGGAACGTCCCGTCCTGGTGTTTTTCTTGTCCCCAAACTCCCCATTGGAAACCAGGAATCTTGAGTTTTAATGCTTCAGCTGCAGAGGAAGGGTTCAGTTCACACCGCGGGTACGTTAAGAAGAGGTACTGAGCGCAAATGCGGAATCGCGTGTTCATGTGAGTGAGTCTGTTTTGGGTGCAGAAAATGAAGTATTTGACGAAACTTTGATATTTTTGAAAGAAAAATAGAAAATTTTCAGAAAAAAAGTGAATGTTTAAGTAGGGTCTACCCAAAACTGGGGTGGGTTGAATGTGGGCCGGCGATCACTTTATGGATTTCGAAAAAAAGACGATCAACGTGATCTATAACATGATCTTCATGCAATACAGATCGACCGCCCACTCTAATGTGATCTATATGCAACGTCATAATTAGGTGTTAATGTGAGTTAGGTCGCTGGAAGCGTGGGATGTTTATTACAATGGAAGCGTTAGCGGTTATATCTTGCCCAAACTACGCACAATTTACTAGCACCTATAATTATACACTTTTGAAGAATTTTTGATCCCATATTCTTTGGGCAAGGGTTGGGCCCTCAGTGATGGTGGGCATGCGGTTGTGAAGCTGAATATAATCAAGGAGATTATGATCGAATTTAGAATAAAGAATTCGATGATATTTCGATAGAAATGGGGCTGTGCCTGGTATGTACCCTTTCTCTACCAGCCATATTTTTAACGACACTGAATAGCGCCATATATCATTATGTAGCCAATATTGAGAATGGTGCGATCGATCATAAAGCCAGTTATAATCGAAGTAAGTAGGAGTTATCGGAGGTCTCGACATTGATTTTTTAAAGAAACGAAAGGTAAAAGTTTGGAACTTTTGTAGCACGAGAGCCGTACTAGTATTACATAGGCTCTCGTGCGGATGCGGATGATGCGGAACATATAAACAATTAAAATGCAACGTCAGAATTGTGTTTTAATTACAAGAACTTGAATGTATTCTGTGGATAAATACCGCGAAATCCGGGAGGAGTTAAAAGATTTGAAGGTGGCTCTCAAGGTTTTGAAGCTGAAAGGACAGCCTAAGCTGCTCAGGACTCTGTTTGAAATGGACTCCGTTACAGTTGCTGATGCCTTAGTCGATTCGTTGGTTATGTATAACACCACGTTCGACTATTACCCGTTTAATTACGGAGTTGGTGCGACGGATGATGAGACTGTTCACTGTACTAGTTACCGTTTTAGAGGTTACGTTCAGTTCCAAGGTTTTTCAGATGCACTGAAGCCGAAACAGTATGTTCGGTTGATCGTATTCGTGAGACATCGATCCAATAGCGAGATTCCCAATCCAGAGCATGTATTGCGTTTAGCTACTGATCCTTCTTTACAAATATGTGCACCATATAACCTGGATTATAGGGATGATGTATCGATATTGCATGACGTATGTATACGTGATGAGGCTGGGGTAGGTCCTAAGCCTGCGCCTATACCTAGTGCCGTGAGTCACATACCTTTTGAGCTGAGCGGTTCCTGCGACTTGTATCTACGATTTGAAAAAGGTGCGTTCAAGCCTATAAATCACTCTTGGCTTGATACGCTAGCCATATTGGCTTTGAAAAGTGATGATGGTCACTCAGCATACTTAAACTTTATGGCTGAATGTCGCTGGTTTGCCGACCGCTCATATCAATGAATATCCGCGGTAGCGGATTTGAGGTGATATATAAAGGTGTGAACAGTTTGTATGGTTTCTTTTGTTAATAGTCAAAATTGATTTTCCACGATTGAAAAGTTTTTTCTACTGTGTCTGTAAAGCCTTTTGTTGTAACCTACAATCTCAGCCAGATGTCAAGCCAAAAACGCAGGGCTCCAGAAATGGTTCTAAAGTTAGCGGCTAAGAAGCCGAAAGCGGCAGCGACGACCTTAGTGAAAGTGAGCCCGAAAATGAAGAGTAGTTCATTGAATGTCCGAACTGGTGGTTTTCTTGGAAAAGAGTTGAAATTTTTGGATCAAGAGGTTGCTGCCACCAATATTGTAGCTACAGTTGCCAGTTCGGAGACAGATCCTGCAACCACGAACACGTTGAACGCAGTTGCCCAAGGGGACGGACCTTCGGATCGCGATGGAAATCGTTATATCATGAAATCTGTTCATGTTCGTGGTTATATAAACTGGGCCGTTCTAGCTGCTGCTGGTACACCTGCACCTGACTCGTTTGTCAGACTAATTGTCCTCATGGACACTCAAACGAACGGTGCCCAGTTTAATGCGGAGGATGTTATAGTGGATCCAAGTTCAGCAAATTTGGATGCAGTGACGCCACGCAATTTGCAATACGCAGCGCGATTCAAAGTACTAGCTGATAAGATAATCCGACAGCATGTTGCAGCTACTGGGTCTAACAGTGGAGACACTGTTGACACCGCAGGTGTCCAAGTTCCCTTTGAAATTTTCAGAAAATTGAATGTCCCGGTTCAATGTACAGGTACCTCTGCCAACGTTTCAGCAATAACAAACAATTCCCTTCATGTGATGGCAATCTCAAGCGAAAATGGCTCTCGTACACCTACTATCCGTTATTTCTCTCGAGTTCGATTTATTGATTAATAAAAATTGAGGGAAGTTGAGATTTCTTCCATTGACTCATCTTCAGACAAAACTTCGTCAGAAAATAAGCCCGGAGGAGGGATGGAATCCGATGCTTTATCGAGCTCGACAGGACCTCCAGGTTGGTGAGGGTATTGTTCGTCCCAACAAGGGAACTCCATGTGGCTGTCCTTTGGTTGCACGGAGACAGGGGCGACTGGCGGAGCCGCAGGCGGAGCTTCAGGAGAAGATGGCTCTTGTTCCCACACGGGCTCAATGTCCAACGGTTTAGTGAGCCACACTTCTTCAAATCGATCAGTTAGGGCCGCGTACGAAACTTCATCTACATTA